GATCTATTTCAAAAAATTCGATTGATGTTGGCTCCGCATCCAAACGTTTAATTGAAGGAATAAGTATGTTATGTTCTAGATTTGGAATTTTCGGAAAAGTTTCCATGTCTCAATTAAAACAAAATAACTTGGGAACCAAAAATATCAAACCAACATATAGATTCGCAATTCGTGCGCAATATGGAAAAATATTCGCAGAAAAAATAACATTATTGGAGAACAACAAAAATGAAAAACTGAAACGTATAGTTTGGAAAAATAATTCTAAATTATTTCAAACTTACAATGATGTATTATTAGATGAAATTACAGAAATTAATATTATTGGTGTAGAAAAACATCCAAAAGTGTATGATTTAACTATACCATCTACATTAAATTTTGGATTAGCAAATGGTCTTCAGGTAAGAGATACTTCGACAACCGGATATATTCAAAGAAGAATCATCAAAGGTTTGGAAGATCTCATGGTAAATTATGATATGACACTTCGTACAAACAAGGGCAAAATAGTACAATTTACCTATGGTGATGACGGGATTGATGCTGTTAAAATAGAAAATCAACAAATTCCAATTGTCGGAATGAGTATCCAAGAAATTTATGCTCATTATAATTTACCTGATGAATCAGCAAAGGCTAAAATTATTGGAAAGATTCTAATCAAAAACACCTATACAAGATACAAAAAACAACAAGAGGAATTGAACAAAAAGAACAAAGAATACACTGAGAATATGATTCAATTGAGAAATGAAATTATCCAATATGTATTCAAACACAAGGGTGATAACATCGTTAATTGCCCTGTTGCATTTGCATACATTATTAATAATATTCAAGGGCAACAAAATATCCAATCCAATTCATTAGTAGATATTACACCATTGGAAGCTTATGAAATGATGGAGCAAAACTATGAATTTATGGAACAAAATATGTATGTAAAACCAACCAAATTATTCAAGGCTTTGTATAATTATTATTTATCACCAAAAGATTTGTTATTTGTTAAGCGATTCAATCGTTCAGCATTGACCATTTTATTGGAGACTATTTCACTAAGTTATAAACGATCCATAGTTGCACCTGGTGAAATGGTGGGAATGATTGCAGCACAGAGTATTGGAGAGGTGAGCACACAAATGACACTGAACTCTGTCACGTTCGAGACACCTATTATCGTAAGGAATAAATCAGGAGAAATTAAAAAAGTGCAAATTGGAGAATTTATAGAAAATAAAATTAATATAGCAAAAAAACTGGAATATTATAAAGACAAAGACACCACTTATGCTGAACTAGAAGATTATTATGAAATTCCTTCATGCGATGAAGATGGAAATATTTTATGGAAACAAATCGAAGCGGTTACAAAACATCCAGTCATAAACAAAGATGGAACAAATACAATGTTAAAAATAACAACTCATGAAGAACGTGAAGTAATAGCCACCAAAGCCAAATCGTTTTTAAAATTGATAAACGGTAAAATTACAGCAATTGATGGAGATTCATTAAAAGTAGGAGATTATTTACCAGTTTCAAAGAAGTCAATCGATTTTACTGAAAACAGAACACTAGAATTACGCGATAACATTCTTTGCCCATCCAAATATATTTATGCATCCGAAGTTGAAAAAGCGAAATTAGTAATGAATGAACGTAATTGGTGGTCAAATCATCAGGGTGTTACATTTAGACTTCCATATGCTAGAAGTGATAGTTTTGTAGCAAAAGTAAGTGATAAATTACGAAATGGATGCAAATCAAAGACATCTTTTACTAGTGGTTGTGTTTATACAAAACAAACAAATATGAATAACTATACTATTCCAGAAACAATTCAATTAGATTATAATTTCGGTTATTTACTAGGTGCTTATTCAGCAGAAGGATGTATGACAAAAACACAAATATCGATTGCAAACAATGATATCGAATATTTTGAACCAATTTTGAAATTATGTGCTGATTGGAATATTACAACAAAAATATACAAAAATGAAAATAAAAATAAAGAAGGATGGACTAGTCAAGATTTGAGAATTTATAATACAGTTTTATGTCATATTTTGGAAAATTTATGCGGTAAATTAAGTCATAATAAATTCGTTTCAGATAAGATAATATTTTCAAACAAAGAATGTTTGTTGGGATTTTTGGATGCTTATATTGGTGGGGATGGGTCGGTAAAAACAAAAGAAAAAATAATCACAATGTCATCTGTATCTAAAAATCTTTTAATAGACGTTCAACAAATATTGAATATATTAAACACGTACAGTTACATTACAAAATATAAAAAACAAGAAACCAATAACCGCGGTAGTAAAAATATTAAACAGTTATATAATTTATTTATAACTGGATCACAAATACATAGTTTGGCTTCTATGTTAAATATTAAAATAAAATACAAACAAGAGAATCTAAAACAACTATTAAACCATGAATATAAATATAATATACATAAAATTGCTACTATTATTCCAAATGAAATAGATGGTGAATTGGTATTTCAAAAAAGAGATGACATGTATTCTGGTGTCATATTTGATAAAATTAAAACTATTGAAGAAGTATCTAATACAACAAATTATGCATATGATCTTACCGTAGCAGATACTAGAAACTTTAACACCTATAATGGTCTAGCGATTGTCGACACTTTTCATTTTGCAGGCGTTTCTTCTAAATCCAATGTAACTCGTGGTGTTCCAAGAATCGAAGAAATTCTGTCATTATCGAGCGAACCAAAGAACCCTTCACTCACCGTTTATTTGAACCGAGAAGATGAAACCGACAAAGAAAAAGCCAGTGCAATTATGTATATGATAGAACATACAAAATTAGAAGAAATAGTTGAATCCGTTGAAATATGTTTTGATCCAGATGATTTAAATACGCTTATTAATGAAGATAAAGCAACAGTAGAACAATATAGAAAATTCGAATCCATGATTGATGAATGCAACAATGTGTCTTTGATGGATGATACCAACGAAAAATCCAAATGGATTGTAAGAATGACAATGGATCCAAATGTAATGTTGGAGAAGAATATTACCATGGATGATGTCAATTTCACATTAAAAAATAGTTATGGTGATGAAATCAACTGTATATATTCAGATTACAATGACGAAAAATTGATATTCAGAATTCGTATGAATAATGTATTAAAACAAGGCGGTAAAGGTAAAAAATCAGCCAACCCATTAGATCAATCCGACCACATTTATATATTGAAAAACTTCCAGGATCAGTTATTACAAAACATAGTGTTACGTGGTATTAAAGGAATCAACAAAGTAATATTACGAAAGATTAAGGATAATGTAGTGGAGAATTCAGGTGTTTATAAAAAACAAGACATATGGGTTTTGGATACAGTAGGTACAAATATGATGGACATTTTAGCATTGGACTATATTGATCCAACCCGCACGTTTAGTAATGATATTGTAGAGATATTCCATGTCTTAGGTATTGAAGCGGCAAGACAAGCTATTTATAATGAAATTGTAGATGTTATAGAATTTGATGGTACATATATTAATTCACACCATTTCAGTGTATTATGTGATAGAATGACAGCAACAAGTAAAATGATTTCAATATTTAGACATGGTATCAATAATGATAATATTGGTCCAATTGCAAAAGCATCGTTTGAAGAAACACCAGAGATGTTTTTGAAAGCGGCAAAACATGCCGAGTTGGATACAATGAAGGGTATTTCAGCAAATGTCATGATGGGACAACAAGGATTTTATGGTACAAGTGTTTTCCAAGTTGTTTTGGATTTGGAGGAAATGATGAAATTAGAAGAGAGTATGAAATACGAACAAACCGAAGACGAAAAAATGATCGAAGAAGCATTCGGAGAAATCGAAGAACCGGGTGATTTATGTAGTACGAAGAATCTAACAGTACAAAATAATGTGGTAAGTATAAAATTCAGTGATATGGGTGGCGACAATGATTACAACCCAGGATTCATGTAAATTAGTAAATAGAAATATCATCTTTATAATTGTAATTGTGTAAGTAAATAACCATATTTTTTATATTCAGATATAATATAAAAAATATGAATTTGTGCAAGTACAAAAATATATTAGGAGAACCAGGGAAAGGAGCTCATTCTTATAAAATATTTAATATTTCGATTGTAGATGTAATTCTTACACTACTAGTGGCTTATATAATATCTTATCTATTCAAAAAATCTTTTTTTTTGGTGAGTGTTATACTATTTGTATTGGGAATAATACTACACAGATTATTTTGTGTGAGAACAACAATCGATAAATTATTGTTTCCTTCAGCACAGTAACACAAAAACGCAAAAAAAATACCGTAATACATAGCTTACTCTTCTGCTATAATCAACAATGTTTTTTTTGCAACTCCATCAGTTTTTTTCTCAGTATGTTGTCTTCTATTTACAATTTTTTTGATACTCATTTTTTTCGTTCCAGTAGCTTTTTTTCTAAGAGCATTCACATTTTTTGGCGCGGTTACTTCTATTGATTGCGATGATGATATACTTTCTCCATTTCCAGAATCCTTTTTTTCACTTTGTTCGGGTGTTTCATCCATTTCCAATTTTGGTTGTTTCTTTTTATAAACGGTGGTTTTAGTTCGAGTAAATGTTTTTATGTATTTTTCCACACTATCACTACCAGAATCATGATGATCAACACTCGTCATTAAATCATTCCTACCTTCACAATCATTGAATTCTTTTATCGATATAAAAACGTTGTCATTTTCTTTTTTATTGACAATCAATTTGTATCCAGGAACAACGTCATTGACAATTCCAGGAATAACAATAAATGCAAATGTATCCCGGGTCCCATCATCAAACACCAACATATTGTTCGACATGTATTTGGTATCAAATAAAAATTTGGAAGAAATGAAAAAACTAGATATCCGAAATTTTGTCAATAAAATCCAATAATCAAGTGTAGTCAAATAATAACTTTCAGAAAATAACAAATCATGAAATGTTATTAATTTTGATTTTACTCGCGCTACCAATGATTTTTTACCTTGTCCCATCAAAATATCTAATATTTGACCTTCATATGTAGGTAAATATTTTTTGTATTCATCATATAGTTGTTTGCGTATTGAATTAATAGATAAATTAATACCAAGATCAATCAATACCTGAAACGTGCATTCGACAGTTTTATCATATTCCTTTTCACCACAAACAGATGGGAAACATCTTTTCCATATTCCTGATGATATTTTGTTGTTAATGGTGGATTTGCACAATGTGGGAGGTGTCGACACAGATGGTTGCACCTGCACATTTGAAACTTTAATAGGTGCTGGTGCGGGTGCGGGTGCGGGTGCGACTCCAGAAACGAGAAGTGTATTTGGATCATATTTTACCGTATTGTCATAATACTCTGATAAAATTGGTTCTACAGAATCATAACTATTATATTTTACATATTTATTTCGCGTAGCTGGAATAAGACCTTCAAAATATTCTTGCGTTATCAAGGACTGAAACAATAATATTTCATCATCGTTCAAATTGAGCCCATATTTTCAAAAGATAAGTAAGATTTTGGTTCAAAAATGTATTTATTGATACGTATGTATCGAATTAATTCATCCGCCATTTTTTCATAATATATAAGCTCGTTGTTTTTACCAGTAACAAGATTTTTTTTAGGCAGGATAAGCTGACATGTATTTCCATTATCAGATACAACACAAAGAGGCGATTTCATAGAACATTTACTTTTCTCTCCAGATTCGCCGACGCCTTCACTAGTCGATCGAGTAACACATGTAGTTATTTCTTTAATCATATCATAATTATAATTGTCGGTGAAAATAACCGTGCTTTTTCTTTCGACCAGTTCCTTTAAGAATTTTTTGACAATCTCGATTTTTGAATGATACATAACATAAGTTTTTTTGATTTCATCTTCAATAGATTCACGCAACTTGATATTTTCATAATCATTTAATAAAATTCGTATAGTTGTGCGAAACACTTGATAAAATTCATATTCCATTCTGATTTTTTGTATATATTCAACGCGTTCAGAATCAACACGATTCGATAATGCAATGGTAACATCCGCATTTTCTAATTGGCGTGTTTTTTCATCGCTACCCGCGCCCGTATCACCAACATTAGTAACAACATAATGTTGATCCTTCAATAAAGGTATATCATCGTTTACTGATTCGCTTACAATAGAAACAGGCTCAGATAATTGAACCAATTGGTTTGTTTGTGTCAAAAATCCAACTATCATTTCATCTTCGACTATTTTTAAAATAGGATTACATGGTATTTTTCCTTTGCTCTCTCTATAAACATCTAATAGACATGCCAACGTGTTTGTATATGTATTCCATATATCTTTATCAGTCATGAATTGATAATCATATTTATCATTGATAGCGGAAGGGTAACATGGAATAAAACCGTGACCTTTCCTACCTTCCATAACAACTACGCCAATTACTTTGTTTTGATAATTTACAACTTGTTTTACTATTTTATAGTTTATTTTATCCAAATGGTGAATCAAATCGTCTAGTAGAATAGGTTGAGTCATTTTATATAAGTTGGGGATACTAGGAATAGGTGTACACATATTTTGCATATAGGGTTTTACCACTTTTTTGAAAAAATCACGCATTGTAACGGATAGTTTTGTATCGTATTCACTGAATAATTTACCAACAAACAATGTTTCATTGGATTTATTGAATCGATATGAATAAATAGGTTCAAAGAAAGATTCTTGTTTAATCAAAACCAATGTAGGTTTTTTACCATCAAATAAATGATTGGAGTAATGATTGGTTGGACAAATAAAATCGACGTTATTGGTAATATCATTATTGGGAATTTCTAAAATAACTAAATTGATCCCACTCTTAAATAAAAGAGGATTTGGACGACAAACAATATCCCATAAATAAGTATAGTCTATTATAGTATCATTGTTTCTCAAAAAATCAATGAAATTTTCAAAAGAATTGACCACTTTATTAAAAAACTCACCTTCATTTGTTTTTTTATACAAATTGGAATCCTTGTATTTCTCTATTTTTTTACTATCCACCTCCACATCAACCATAAACGTATTGACGAGATCGCCGTTTTGATAAGTAAGAAAAGAATCAATTGTCAAAGACTCAATGATGATTTCCTTCATTTTTTTTATCGTAGGAATTTGCATAGGTTGTTTGTTTTCATCCAATTTGGTAAAAAAGATAGCATCTGCAATACATCCTATAAAAGATTGATTTATATCAGATTCTACACCATGTCTGACCAAACATGTGTGATCAGGTCGAATATTTGTATTATTTTTACTAATTTGACATTTATAATTTACCTCCATAAGAATTTTTTGAATAGCAGTAGGTAAATAACCCCATCGTCCTTTTAAAATAGGGAATTTTTCAGGTCCAATAACATAATTTTCTAATTCAGGCGCTTTTTCCTTTTTTTGTGGTTTTGATTGTTGTTGTGGTTGCGTCATTGGTTGTGATATTGGTTGTAGTTTTTGCTTTGGTTCAGTTTCATCCTCTTCGAAATCAGCATTTTCATTTTGAGCGGAAACCTCCAAAGAAGCTTCTTTTTGTTTTATTTCTTGATTTTTTATTGCATTTGCAATGTCCTTGGTTTCCTTACCAAAATCAGGTATTACATTTTCTGAACACGCCTTTCTTCTCTCCAACTGTTTTGGAGTACTCCAACTATTGAAACAACATGGTAAACAATATCCATCAGGATGTTTATTGACTTGAAACCCAGGATAATGTTTGTAATCTGGATCATTCTTTGGTGGATTATAAAACTCATAAATGTATTTTCCTTTTGGAACAGTTTTTTCATTTTTTGGTATTATTTTATCTTCCAAATGATTATCAGATATTTCTTTGGGTGTAATTAACGAATCTGTTTTTAAATTCCAATATCTGGGACATACATAATAATATTTATTATCAGGATTCGATCCATATTTAATAACATCTTCTTCTTGTAAAAATCCAGAGTTTTCTTTATTGATTTTATCTAATTCACTTTGAGTTAATATAACAGGTTGTCGACGAGTAGTCGACGGACATGTTCTAGAATATCGATTGAATTTTCCTTCTGCTTCTTTTAAAATTAACACTGGTTCACGATTTTCCAACCTTTCTTGAAATAAAAATGGATTACTCAATTTCATACCAACAATATCTTTTACATTGTTTTCTGGATGTATGTCCACCCCGGTGCCTCTTCCATCACCACCTCCACTTTTTTCGCCTTCTTGACTTTCCTGACCCTCTTCGCTTTCTTCTTCTTCTTCATCATAATCACCATAAAACATATTTAAAACATTCGCTATTTTTTCTTTGGCTTCTCTCTGATCTGCCTCGCTTTCTATATTCTCAATACCATTTGTATCCCCTTCACCCTCCACATCCCCCATTTGACTCTTCGTCTCTTCTTTTTCAATATCTTCTAATTCCAGTTGGTTTATTTCTTTATTCATATCATTTTCTATTAATGATGATTCCGATGCGGATATAATATCATCTAATACTACATTTAATGCGTCAAGCTCTTTTTCATTTTTTTTAGACATGAAACACAATTCATTGATTTTTTCTAATGGAAATCCTGTACTTGTTCTGTTTTGTGTTAAACGCACCATAGTATCCAGATATATAGGAACTGTTTGCAAATAATTGATATTGTTAATATTCTCCATTGTGATTGTTATCACACCTTTTTCTTTATTCAAATGAATGTTTGTTTTAAATCCTGGATTATTTCGAATAGTAACAGTTTTTCGTTTTGCAGTGCGTTGTAATTCTGCTTCACTGACAATTTTTTCAAACAAATTAATTGCATCTTCTCTCGACATGTCAGGATAACTTTGCAATAATGCATCTACAATTTCAGCACCGCGTAATCCTTCATTTTGTTTTTCAATAATAAATGCTTCTTGACTAGTTGCTTTGTTAAAATTGGCAACCTTTTTAAATCGTAATTGAATATCATTTGCAACATCCGTTGATTCAACTACAAATATACTAGAAATACAATTTGTTAATTCACTTATTTTAATATTTTTATCAATTTCAATAGTAGTTTCATATTTTAAATTACTTACTTCAATATTATCCGCGTCAAGTGATTCAAACAAATTGATTTTGTAACCATTTTGTTGTAGAAAATCATTCAAATTGTTAATAATTGGATTCACCATTTTTTTGAATAGAGTGTTGATTTCGCTCAAATCAATCGGTTGATTAAAATTTCCGACAATAGAGACAATCCCATTATTTTCAAATTCACATGTGATGGTATAAGGGTTGTTGTTGTTGCTATGTACATCTTCTATGTAGAGAGAAACCATTTTATCTCTCCCCAATGTTTTTACTAGTTTTAAAATAGTTGCCTTGTTCAAATAGGGGATTTTTCTACCATCAATAGAAAGTTTATCAGCATAAAGTCTGTAGATATTCTCTTGTCTTGATGCAGGGTTATATTTAACCAAAGGTACACCTTTTGTGGCATGTAATAATTTAAAAATTACATCGATTGGAATATGTGTGTTGTAAGAAGGATGCATGACAGCTCTTATATGGGTAATTCCTTTTTTATCATATTTTAATTCGTTTTTTCGTTCATTATACACATCATAAAACAAATTAGTTATATTAAATGAATCAATAACACTAGGATTTATTACTTTTTTATTTTGTTCTATTAAAGAATCACGATCCTTATCTAGATCACTTAGAGTGAAAATACTATTGGAGAATAAAAACGGGTAATAAACTTTAATTATATATTCCTCGCGGTTGCTTTTAAGATTCACATCCATATTATTCAAAACATCAGAAGCTAAACATAAATAAATGTTATTGTTTTTAATTTCACCCGTATTTAATAATAATTCGCTATTCGATGTTGTCAATGCACGTTTTGTTTGTTCAATAAAATCGTCGTAATTTCTATTATCAAACGGATTATAAACATAAGGATATTCGTTATTAATTAAATAATATTTTTGTCCAACCGATTTATTCATCCAAAAGGTTTTTCCATCTATATTTAATGAAATAATATCATCAAAATCAAATACGGTTTTATTTTTTATTTCATCTGGAATTTGAATAGTAACACTATTTCCTTCATTGTCACGAACAATATTCAATAAAAAATTATAAAGTCTGGATTTTGTTAGTGCAAATCGTTTATTTTGTGTTAATGTTTCATAAATAGAAACAGCATTAAGAGTTTCTTCTTTCATACAAAACAAATAAATTTCCTCTAAAGTAAAATTTTTATTAGAAAACATTGAAAGCACATCAACAATTTTAATTTTAATGGTTCCTATTGAATCATCAAAATGAATTTTTTGTGACAGAAAATTAACGGATATATTGTTATTTTTAATAGTAGTTAATTCTTCATCCTTAAATATTTCCGGATAAAATAACGGATTCGTTGGTTCCATCTTAAATAATTCATTTAAATCTGTATCATTTGGAAAATTGCCATAAAAAACATATATTGAATCAATTGTATTCTGATTAACCAAATGATTTACTTTATATATCGGTAATGCCTTTTCATTGGTTGTCATATATATTCTGTCTATTTTTTATAGACAGAATAGTTTAAATTATTTATTTTTACATTTATAAATTATTTATTGTAAATTATTTATTATAAATTATTTATTATAAATCATAAAATGGATTATCGGATATGGTCATTCCGCAATATTCCTCTGGTTTTTTCTTATAATCAACTGGATCATATATATTCGCAGTTTTGGCATTTTCTAATAAAAATTTGAAATTTTGCCAGAATTCTTGTTTGTGACCAATACTAACTGTCATAATATGAGATAATTCATGGATTGCTACAAAAGTAAGTGTATTAATATCGATTAAATTATTATCGTCTTCTTTCTTTTTATTTAAACAAAATGCTAGTTTCTCTCCTTTATTTTCACTATATGCAGTCAATTCACTGTTAGGCAATGTTTCACTTATTTTTTTTGGATTAAAACCTTTTACAAGGCGTTGAACCTTTGGATCATTCGGATATTTTTCATTTACATAATTGACTAAATCTTTGCATTTTGTAGTGACAGTAGCCAACAAATTGGCTGCTGGTTTTACTTTATTACGATCTCGAACACAATAACGATTACCATCTACACCGGATATAATACATTTAAGCTGAAAAGAATCGGATTCATAATATATTCTTAAACATAGAATAATAATTAATATAACAAATAAATATCCTAAAATCTGCATACCTGTCATTTGATCTATCTATCTATCTATATGCTTAAATATAATTTAACTATAATGAAAACCTATTTTATATAATCAAGTTATTTTATATATTTTGCATTAAAAATGAAAAATATGTAAATTACACTACTTTGTTATTATAGTATTATTGTGATCCACAACCAATCTCTAAAGGTGGTCTCATGAAATCAGGTGTGATTGTACTTTGGTTCCATGGACCAACATTCAATTGTGGATTAACTGGTTCGGAACGAATTTGAAGATTGGCGTTACGCAAACTTGAACCAATAGTATCAATACCAATATTGAATCCAGCATTCAATAAATTAATATTGGATAAGAAACCTTTTCCATTTGGGTTCAAGGAAGCCCATTGGCTATTGGCGTCTTTTGGTAATAATTCAACAGGATTTTGGATATTTGGTTTTGAACATGAAGTTGGGAGACCAGGCATACTAGTTTGTGTTCCTGGCATAACTGGAGCAGGAGTTATATCAGTTTGTAAAGCGTCAGCACTAGATGGTAAAATAGTTGTATTCATATTCGGTTGGTTGTTCATTCCATTTGGCATACCTTGTTGGTTATTAATTGGTTGACTACTATATTGGGATCCCATGGATTGGCCATAACTTTCTGAACCAGATTTGCCCTTAGAATCTAAATGTTTGTAAAATTTGTAAATAAAATAAACTACTACGAATAAACATATGACTAAAACAAATATATGTTCTGTCTTTGTCTTTTTAAATAAAGTTGACATGCTCATTATATAAAATTAAGGATAAAATAATTTTGAAAAATTATTTTTAATTGATATAAATAATATGAATTGTGATATTTAATTCTTTTTGGTTCTTTTAATGCTTTTCGGTTTTTGTTTTTAATGTTTTGCGTTTTATTTTGTTTTATAAAATTACCAAAAATTATCTTCATCTTCCTCTTCGCTTAAATCTACATCTTCTAATAAATATGTTTCTTTGATTTTTTTTGCTTCTAAATAACTTTGTATAGCCAATTTTTTGGCTTCTCTCGCCTTACTTTTTGCTTTATTAAATAAATCATAATAAACCTCGTTCGGTTTTTTCAATTTTATAACAGGTATTTCTAAAGTATTTGTATTTTCTGGTAATAATTCTTCAATATCTAAAGTGATTTCATTTAATTCGTCTAATTCATCGGTCGATTCAATTGATGCATTTATGGAATTGTCGAACATGTCTTTACTATTACTTTTATTTGCTTCATTTGTAGTATTTGAGAGAACGCTAACTATTCCTAGAGTATCATTACTATTGGATTTTGAATTTTCTATTATATCATTTAAAATATCTTCACTGATATTATTTGTAGAAGTATCATCCGTGTTATCGTCATCATCAAAAACAATTTCTGGAACTTCTTCGAGATCAACTATGTCATTGTTTTTGATATCTTTTTTTATATTATCTGTAACTTCAGTTACTCCTACAGCTTCAGTATCTTCATTAACATCTTGAATTAATCCACTGTTATGATGATGTTTTTTTATTAAACAATTTTCAAATATAATATCTACATTCATCGTCATGATTTGTTTTACTTCTACTTCTATTTGAAAGTTTCGTGTTGTGAATTTAATTCCTTGAATCTCAAGGATAGATATAAAATTTGTTTCCGCATTAATATCTTCAACATTGACATTTTCTTCATTTTCATTAAATATTTTTATGATTGGATTCCCATTTAAATAATTCGTTTTAATGTTACTTCGTAATAAATAGTATTTACATGATTTATATACTTTAATAGGACTACTGAATGCTGATTCAATGTCTGTTAATTCAAGTGGATTTTGAAACCATTCATTTGATTTGTCAAAAATCCGTTTTTGACATGTACTTTCTAAATTAATAAACCATTGAATAATGGATTCATCACTATGATTAAACAACAAGTCGATATACATTTTTTTACCGTTTTTTATAATGCCTTGTTTTGACACACATTTAGGACATTGAATGTAAAGAGATTTATTGTTATACAATATTTTAGTAAAATATGCACCACCTTGAATTGCATTGGGTTGTCCTAAAGTAATATTATCAAATTTGAAATTTTCATTGGGTTCAAAAATATGTTCCATAAAATCGGTATTTATACAGGTTATTTATATTTATTGGTTCTATAGAAAAATTATATTGTATTGACACGCAAAAAATATAAAAAAATAATATTAATTAATTCTATTACATTAGGATGAAAGATACATTGGTTAATCAATGTTTAGCACTTTTGAAAAGAGAAGATATTAAAAAAGAAATTAAAACATTTTTAACTCCCATAATGGATGTTATTGTTAGTATAATGACGCCCTACATGTATATAGGTTTGTCGCTTATACTAATCAATATTTTGATTATTTTAGTAAATATTATTTTGTTGTTATATTTAGTTCGTAATAAATCAATTATATCCAAACATTCTTAAATTATTTTTTTATACGTATAATATATAATAACATATCCAAATACAAAGCCAAAAGATGACACATACAAAAAGACATGGAAAAAGAATGAGTTCAAAAAGACATAGACGAGGGCATAGAATGATGAAGGGTGGATATGTTAGTCCAAATACGCAATGGAATGCATCAACTTATGTTTCTAGTCCAAATGCAAGTGATGCTGCAACATACGAAACTGCTACAGTTGGTACATTTCCTCAACAAATGCAAACTTCAGATAGTAGTAGTTATGCACATAGTAATGCATTGGATTATAGTAGAATAAATCCATCTGTTATGAGTGCTGCACAATCAGGTGCAAATGCAATGCAAACTGGTGGAACAAATCGTAAACAACATGGTGGTGTTTGGAATCAAATGATAGGTGACGCAATTGCTCCTTTAGTACTTTTAGGACTACAACAATATTATGGACCTAGATCAAAATCTAGAATGCATAAAAAGTCATACAAAGGCAGGATGACCAAAAAATACAGAAAATAAATAGCTTTTTTCACTCTAGATAAAATAAAATTTGTAAATTATATTTGTTGAAAAACTAAAAAACAAATATAATTTTATTACATTATGGATAAAAACATTGAGAAACAAATACAACAATGGGTTATGCTAGACAACCAATATAAATTACTCCAAGAAAAAGCTAAAGAGCTTCGAGATAAAAAATCATCACTAATTGAATCCTTAACATCAAATGGTGAATTATCAACTAATTCAGTTATTAATATTACTGATGGACGGCTTAAATTAGTTAATACGCACACAACATCCCCATTAACATTTACCTATGTAGAAACTTGTTTATCTGAAATTATAAAAAATGAAGATCAGGTCAAAAAAATAATAGATTATTTGAAGAAGCGGAGAGAAACAAAAACCGTTACTGAATTAAAACGGTATTATAATAATCCCAACAACGAAAAATAAAAACCGCATAACCAAAATGTATTTTTCATGATAGACGATATAAAAATATACTTATAGTATAAATATATTTTTAGATTATGCCGTATCCGTATGATTCACGAGAAGAACATTTTATGAAAGAACATGATATGGTTTTTTCAAAATCCAAAGACGGTACAATTACTGGGGGTGGGTTTGCAATTGATTCAATGCTTTTGAAAAATATCACACAATATGGTGAATATCCTAATGAAAATGTAGATAACATGATCGGTGGTGACAACACCCACAAAAATATGAATACAATGGCAGTTCCATTTGGTTTATTTTATAAACAAGAAAAAAAAACACATAAAAATTCGAATAATTCATCTGTAGTGGATATGGATATGGATGTGGATAAAAATAACGAAATTTCGGATGAAATTTATGAGGAATTGTTGAAAAAAGTAAATGCAAATGATGACAGTTATGAGAAATCCAAAAAAACCAACAAGTCAGAAAAGAAAAAATCAAGAAAAAATAAAATCAACATTGCAAAAAATTCGAATCAATTAAACCATAAAAAAACGGCAAAATCGATACATGCATACATATAGATAAAATTATTATTCAAAATGTTTATTCAGTTTATCGTAACTGTCAGGATTATTCAATTTGCATATTTTATGAGTACCAATACCAATGTCACATCCTTCAGATTTATTACAAACATGTAAGCATTGATCTATTTTTTTTACCCATCTTATACATTTTTCATTGATGATTTTATTGTCATCTGCTTTTAAGTAGCATATCTCCTCTTTTTCCATTATTATATAAATTCTTATAAAATCTTTATATATTTTATAAGAATGAAACAATAAATTACACATCCACATGCTCTATTTGAATATAGGATGGTTCAACATCATAGTTGTTTTTAGTGAATTCTTTGAACTTATTATAAGTTAAATTAGTATTCCCGTCACAAAACCCTTTCATTTTTTCCACGATATCGAACGAATCTCTATAACGTATTCCATTTTTACCATATAATTCAAAAGGATAAAATAACAACAAATCCGGAAAATACGTTTGCATAAAAGTAGCCAAACATTTGTATTCACTAAACCGATAATATTGTTTCGACAATGATATAATTATTTTTATCCATGAATCCACCTTTGTGTTTGTGTTTGTATTTGCAAAGTGTCTCTCTTCAATAAAACCAACCAACCTTTTTAAAACATTGTGATGCATTATAAAATGATGAGGAACAAATGTACCATTACTAGGAGGTTCAATCGAATCCAAACCAATCAAATTTTTTATAGATTTTGAATATTCATTTTTATTAAATTCATTTTTGGAGCATTCTTGTAAAATTGCAAATTTATAAAAGCCTTCATTTGAATCAAATAAATCCCATTTTTGTAAAACAATTACATCAGAGTCCCAGACAACATATGGATCAGACAGATTTTCAATTTGTTTATATGCACCCAATTTTAATATTTGTTGATACCACCAACCAAATTCTCTCGATTCCGCGTCTATAAAGTTATAATATTGTTCAATGTCATGTTTAGTTAAATCATAATTTTTCATAAAAAACACTTCTTCGTTTATAGTGGTAATAATAGTATTTCCAATATCCCAATTTTTCGTAATATTTTCTAAATATATCACATCTTTTGGATTAGTTATAATATAAATATTTCTGGGATGATAATTATAAACAATCGATTCAATCGTTGTTCGAATTATCATATTATTTTTACATAATGGAACAACAAAATCTATATTATCCATTTTATTCATTTTATCCACTTTAACCACTTCATCATTTTTACCCATTTATATATCCGATTATTTTTGTTTGTGTATATTGGATGCTAAAATTTACTCCATCGATTATTATTAAATGGTGATACAATTATGTTAGGTAACTTTTCTTTCCAATAATCAACTTGTTTTTCCATTAACATGTCTTCCTTTGTTAAAGGATAAGGATTAGTATTTTCCATCAATTCTTTTTCAATTTCGGTTCTTCTAGGTTTATTACCATAACAATTAATACCATAACGCACATTCGGGTTAGCCATATATCCACCATTGATACCAGGACGCCCACAATCATTTTCATGTCCCTTGATAGTTTGTAATGTATTGTATGTTTTTTTCTGTGTTGGAAATAAAGCCATTTGACCTTCAGACCAACCATAATTACACCATTCACCACCTTTATTATATGCTTCTTCTATTTCGTCGTATGTTGCTAATTTTGCATCATACGCCGTACATATTGATTTCGCTTGTTCATATGTATAATTATTACCAGGAATATTAAAAACTTCCTTATACAATTTGATTTCTGGTACTTCTGGAATTGTATTTGCTGATGGAGGCATGGGTACAGGAGCGGTTTTACTAGCCGTTACATTAACCTGTGGATTTTTTGTAAATAAGTTTTTAATCGATGCTATAATAGTAGTGTTTTCAAATTTTCTGTATAAAAACACTATTACTAGTACTACTAAAACTATACCAATTACTTTTATAATACGAGATTTATTGCCACCATTCGAACTATTCGAATCGGTACTTATAGAACTAGATGAACTAACATCTGAACCATTTTTTCCTAAAGAACTTAATGAAGAGAATAGTAATACAAATACTACTACTACTACTAAAAAAATGATTAAAACCCCTGGAGTTAAATTGAAATTTTTGAAGAAATTAGAAAACGAGTGACTTATGTTTCCATTACCACCGTGTAATAGTGGAAAATTATATATATTATTATCATTTGTATCATAAACAGATGGTGTAGATGATGATGATGATGTTGTACTAGGTGATGGAGTTGTAGTTGTGGTTGTGGTTGTAGATGTAGTTGTGGGTGTAGTTGTGGATGTAGTTGTGGGTGTAGTTGTGGTTGTCGGTGTTATGGTTATTTTTGATATATGTGATTGCGAATTATCTCTTAAATCATTTAATGCCATGAATATTTTATATTTTTTATATAAAATGTATATACATTAACGAATTATTTTTTTTCTATAAAAAAGACAATATGCCTTTGAACTAATTAACATAGTAGGATTTATTTCAGCAACACTGGTATCGTTAAAACTGTACCATTTATTATTTGCATTCTTTACATAAGCAGTATAGTGACCACCATGAACACTTCCGCTATGATTACATATTCCATATAAATCATAAACATAATCATCTTTTTTATATCCAATTACATATTTTGACAAATCAAGATTTTCAATGGGAATATCGATCAATTTTTGATTCTTATTGTTTTTATTTGAAAATCGTTTCAAATCTATTACTAAAATACTGGGAAAACTCCAAAACAATATCTGTCGTTTTACATTTTCATATGTTTTTGATTTTTCGTTATACCATGCATTTGAACCTTCAAGCATTTCTTCTGATATATATAAATCGAAACAGTCATATAAAGAAGTAGTTTTATTATTTTCTGGTATAGGTAAATTTATTATAAAAAATGGTTCGGGACTATTATTTAATATTTCATTTGTTTCTAAAGATTTTATTTGTGAAACATGAACTGCATAAAATAAATTCCATATTTCAGAATATTCATTTTTATACATTTTCTCTATCATATTAAAACACAAAACTGCAATGTTATCTTTTTCATTTTCAGGGGTTCCATTGATTGACATTTTAACCGGTCTCGATAATGTATTGTGAAAACAATCAACGATAAACAATAAAAATTCGCTAACGTCATTTTGGGAAAAACCGGTAAAAATATCAACATCTTTTAATTTTGCTACTTTTTGTATTGTTGTTATAAATTTACCAGGAGATATGACACAATTATCTTTCCATACAATCTTTCTTAAATTATCCCACTCAATCAATAATGCACTATCATATTTATTGTTTATTTTTTCTTTGTAGGTTTCTAAATCTAAGAATTCATTTAATTCGTAAGTGTGAGATAATATCTGCATACATGAATTGATAAAACATGTATTACCTAAGTTGCATAATCCAGACAAGCCTTTATTTTTATATTTGTCATAATTATTGGATGTTACATTCATGATATTATTTGCCAGTTTTTATAACTTATTGATGTTATAAATATAAAGTATTTTAGCTTTATTATAATTTACCATTAATATTTAAATAGATGTATTATATATAATTTAATTAACAATAAATATAAAATATGAATAGTAATGATACCATTATTAGCAATGATATATTTAATTTAGAAATACAAGATGAAACAAATACGTCTTTATCTTCTAGTTTTGATTCAACCATAGTAAATGATAATAATAATAATAATATAAGTAACGAAAACACAACTGCTATTTTAAATAGAGATGCAAATAGCATTTCTGAAAATACTGGGATAAATACATGCAATAATCATATGAACAACAACCCGAACCCTAACAATCGTAATAACAATTCGAACCCTAACAATCGTAATAACAATCGTAATAACAATCGTAATAATAATTATTGTAGTAGGTGTATAGAATGTAATAATTATATACATCGATCTAATTATTCGAATACGACATCATATAGATCACGCAGTGTGGAAATAGATAGAGATAGGTATCAATATCTAGAAATGTATCGTAACGCTGAACGTGAAAGACAACAAGAGAGAGAGAGACAAAGAGATAGAAATATGTTAAATCAAATATATAGTGATTTATTGCATCAAAATAATTTATTACAATCTATAAGAATCGATATTAATAATATATGGAATCGTGTTCGATTAAATGATGACTATATGAGAAATCGATATCAAGCAAATCATCAAAACAATCACAACCTCAACCCTAACCCCACTAATAGACAATCCGGATCATCCAATCAACGAATCAATATTAACGGTATTCCTTATATAGTAGATAATATCCAACATTTTAATATTCAACCTAGAACAAATACAACATCCAACGATTTTTTAGATTCATTTATGAATTTAATGGATTTTCAATCAAATGTACCAATTATTCCTACCAGACAACAAATTCTTGATGCAACACGTGAAATTGAATTTGGTAATATTGAAACTCCAATTAATACAACGTGTCCTATTTCATTGGAAACTTTTCAAGTATCTGATATGGTAACCCAAATATTACATTGCGGACATAATTTTAATACTAGACAATTAAATACATGGTTTCAATCCAATGTTCGTTGTCCAATGTGTAGATATGATATACGTGATTATATTAATACTACCAACACCAATACCAATAGTAATACCAATAGTAATATCAATACTACAAATGAACCACTATCTAATACTGAAAACAATGATTCAGACAATATTTTAGAAACAACTCAAGATAATGTGCCAAGTGAATCGATTGACTTTTCAGAGAGAAGAGCAAGAGCAAGAAATAGACATCGTAGAATATTTTCAGACGCTCCAAACTTTGAAACTAGTTTTAATAATGTTGCAAGTAATTTATCTTCAATTGCAGTGAATACTATCAATGAATTATTTGAAAGGAATAACAACATTTTTACAGAAAATGGAGATAGTCGATTTTTATTTGATCCATCGAATAATATATTATTATTTGAAACATTAATTAATAATGGAAATCGTTTTGGATATAGAAATTCTAGTTCTAGATCAAATAGAAGATCCACCCCCAACAATAATAATGAAGAATCTAGAAATATCGTTTAAAATTTATATTAAATATCATTGTAAAATATAAAATAAAAATGTCTGGTTCCAATGCGTATTTTTTGAAATTAGCGAGAGAAAATAATAATGGTTTATGCAATCAATTATTATCGTTAGTCTCTGCTATTTTATTTTGCATAAGAACAAAAAAAGAATTGTTGGTAGTGGATAAATTTTTAACAGAAATTAATACAAATAGTTATTGTTCAATATCTCAAGTGTTTAATTTGATTGAAATAAACAACTATTTGAATAAATACAAACTCAAAATAGTTGATGGGTTTACTATTAATAGTGATGCATATAGACCAATATCTTGGGATGTTATCACTTTAGCAAAAAAACATAATAACGTTAGATTGTTGGCTTTTATTGATGAAATATACAGCAATATATATTTTAGTAAATATTTAATGACTTATGTGTCAAATTTTAATCCACTTAAATTTATTCAATCAGATGATGTCAACAGTGATGAGACCAACACCGAGACCAACACCGAGACCAACACAGACATCAGTATCAACAAAAGAATAAATGTTATTCATTTGCGAGTTGAGAATGATGCTATCGAACATTGGTCGAAACAAAATAATATGAATAAAAAAGTATTTAGACAATTGCTAGTAAATAAATACATAGATTTAATAAAAAACAATATTCAAAAAGAAGATAGAACACTTATATTAACGGGTGACCTAAATAATGAAGTTGTTCAATTTATGAAAGAAAATGAATATAACATCATGTTTATAAACAAAAAGTTTAACAGTGACCAACCTACGCGTGAATTAAATGCAATAGTAGATTTAATTATTGGTAGATATTGTAATAATGTTTTTATCGGTTGTGATGGTTCAACATTCAGTGAATTATTATTAAAATACATTCCTGATACCATTGAAGATAGTTTTGTTCAAAAAATAACATTTGATTTGAATAATATACTTGCATGATATAGTATAAAATAAAAAGCTAAAATAATATAAATACATATACACTTATATATTTATACGAATAACATGTCAACCAAAGAAGAATTAACTAGAAGAAATAGATACAAATGGAGAGTAAATGAAATACTTTCTTTGCAACGTGAATATGAATTACAAGAATTGACAATTCAAGAAATTGCATTATTACATAAAAGGAGTGTATTTTCTATTTTACATAAATTAGAAAAAGAGCAATTTATTCACAATTTTAACGAGGCAAGAGGGTATGATCAACTAAATTTTTGGGATGACGAATATGAGGAGAATGAAGAAGAAGAAGAAGAAGAAGAAGAAGAAGAAGAAGAAGAAGAAGAAGAAGAAGAAGAAGAAGAAGAAGAAGAAGAAGAAGAAGAAGAAGAAGAGAAACAAGAGCAACTCGATAATGAAATTAATTTATCACTTCAAATACCAAGTGATGATAGTAATGACAAAAGCACTATGTTTTTTGAGGATGAATTACTAAAAAAAATAGAAGAAAATTCACAAGCATTTATATCTGAAGCTTTACAAGATATCAATACCACAAACACAACCAATAATTTAAATAATAGATGCGACAACAAAGAAATTTTTTATATAGTCTATAAATTGATAGCGAGAATAGAGAATCTAGAAGATAAAATATCAGCAATTGAAAAAACAAGCACAAATTCAAATTCATTCGTAACATTTATCAAAAATTTGTTTTACGAAAAAAGAATTTGTTAATTATTTTGATTTTTCATTCAACAAAATGATATCTTTATCTTTATCGTTGTTTTTTGATTTCAATTTTGTTAGTGCGTATTGACCACAGGGTCCACAATGATCTTCATTCGATAAATCAATTTTGGTGTTCGTTTTTATATTACAATAATCAATATTCCATCTACCCACATGTTTTGGTAATTCCACTGGTAGTATTTTTTTTAAAATTGTTGTTATAAATTTCATATTATATAACAACTGTGATATGTGTTTAAGTATTTTACATTTATTGTAAAAATTCATCAAACAGAAGAGTTTTGACTTCCTTATTTTTCATTTGTTCTAATTTTGTCTGATATTTTTCATTTGTTATGTCGTTATCATATAAGGCTAACAAGTCATTTATTTCTTTTTTGAATTTTTGAATTTTTAATTCTTTATTTTGCATTATCCATATTTTTTCAAGTACAAGAGCAAATACTTGTTGAACTGGCTTCATAATTTGATTGGTTATGTAAAAACCATAGTCTATTTTTAAATTTTTCTCCGCAATATATTTGGGTGTCTCTATTTTATCACCTTGCAATAGTTTTATTTTTGGTGCCTTTATTTTTTTGGGTTTTGGAGCTGGTTTTGGTTTTGCTGGTGCTGGGTTTTTTCTTCGACCTCGACCTTTTTTAACTCCTTGTTCTGTATCTGGATCAGGTTCAGGTGGATTATTCTGAATTTCGAGTATAGGTTCCTGTTCCTGGTCTGATTCAACCACTTGTTCCAAGCTAGGATGTTTTATATAAACAAAGGGAATTCGATCCCCTGAACCGATCTTATTTCCTGGATCGCGTTCCATAATTCGATCCGCTAATACTTTGTGGGCAATTTGTTGAGGGTTTTTGTAACCTGAACGCAATGATTTTGTTATGATTAATTTTTCAATCGGATATTTTTCTTCTACTATGTCGCGGAGACACGATTTCAAAAATGCGATGGATTTTTGTATATCTTTTTCTTTCATCAAAATATCAATAATACCACCATAAACATCTTTGACAATCGGTGCATTATCACGGCGTTTTAGTACAATCCCCATTTCTTTTCGTTTGCATTTTGTAGAATCTGTTTCATACAACATGCCTACATATCGTTTCTTTGATAACAAACAGAAAGGCATAAATGTTTTTTCATACTCTAAATCATGTGGTCCCTTCAAAAACGATGATGCTAGATGACCAGCTTCTTGTGCCAATTCAATTGTAATATCAAGGGCTTTTTTACCACGGATAGGTTCTCCGTCGGGGGTTTGCAAATTAAACGTGAAGAATACTGAGTCCGTATTATGCACTATCATATTTCCTATTCCTGCTGCAAAGTGATGATTTTCAGTAGTTAAATCATAAACATATCCCGTGTATTCTATTTCATGCATTTTCGTAATGGTATTTTTATCAACTTTTTTCAACTTATCCATCATGATCCTTATAGAGTTGTCTTCCCCTGATAAAATGTAATAATCATATAGATTTTTACTATTTAGATAATTGATATATTTTGCTGTATCGACAAAATCATCACAACGATGAATAAGATACATAGAATTATCTACATCATATGGATTGTTAATACATACATCATTTAATCTATTGTGTAGAAGAGGTGTTCCTATAGTAACATCGTTTGGAGTAATGGAGTTTGCAAATATATCTAATAAAGAATGATCATCTGTAACATCTACTAACCCTGTATGTGTTAAAATTCTAATCATTTTTTTATGAGGTGCCAAATTATGGCGAATTACTCTGTGTAATTTTGTCCAACCGTTTTCACTCCATGTTTCTATTCCTTCTAATTCACAAAACTCTTTTTCTTGTTTTCCAGGTTCAGTACATTTAACCCAATTGCAACCACCATATTTTTCAGCTAATTGTTCAATAGTACAAATATCGATTATTCTTTCTTTGTTATTATTTAAATAAGATACATAAACCGGTGTATAATTAGCAACACTGTCACCATATATGTACTCTGCTTTTGTTAAAACTGGACCATATTCACTCGTATTACATATCGCATCACCATAACATTCTTCAATAACACGTTTTGCGTATGTTAATAAAAGTCGCCCTGTTGCAGTTGTGGATGCAGCAACATCCTTTTCATAAAATGTACTCGTCTTCGCACCACATTGTCCATACAACGAATTTGCAGTTAGTTTGTATCCCAATTGTCTTTTATCCAGGACATTTTTCATGAATTCATCTTTTTCATTGGGTATCAATTTTCTCGTTGCTTTTCTAGAGGCTAATAATTCTTCTAAAATAGAAGGCATAATAGCTCGTTCGTTTCTGTTAATCGACTGTGCGAATCGACAACACTTATAACCAGACTTTATTTTTTCTGCAGCGGATTTTGCGGTTTTTCTCACATATTTGTATGTGTCATATTTCACATCTACATAATGATAATTCGGTAAATTATCATATATGAAATACTCTTCTTTCTGACCGTTTTCACCCACACGAATTCCCTTATCTCCCGTTTCTGCAATTAAATTACCGTCCAAATCATATTCTTTTGTCCATACTTTGCTATCATGAGAAAGATTTTCACTAATCATCGATGATGGATATAGAGACGCATAATCCACACACGCTACTGGATTATCCAGATACAAATCGCATTTTGGATCCAAAACAATCGCACCTTCATATCCTTCATCGGAATTGCTTTTTTCAATTACTGGTATTAAAGTATTTTTTTCCCTGCATTTTTTTGCTATATAACTAGTGAGTTTGATACCTTGACCTCTCGAAACTAAGAAATGGATTGGAACACTGCAAATTTTCGACATTTCCGAGAAACCAGTTAATATATCGACTTTGTTCATTAAATAATGGACCAGGTTACAATCCTGAATACAGTATTTTGCAATTACTGCACGATCCGAGTCAGAACCATTTGTCATTTTGAAAATATCTTTGGGTGTTACATCATCTTTCGCTAAACACCAGCGGATTTTTTTGGTGAAATCCAACGAACTGCATATATCCTTGTGATATGTTTCTGGTATTGAAATACGAAACAAATGATTTTCTTTATCAACCGACGCCACTTTGAATTTGGAACCACCATCATAATATTCGGTGGAATGACCAATTTCTTCGAAATGAATAAAACTGCCTTCTTGCAATCCGGTTAAATTGCCTGAATGTATCACTACGGATCCATTTGGACCTTCTGCATCGGCCACCTTTTTAACATAATCTCCGATAAAATGACCAGCAACATAATCCAATTTATAACTGGACAAATTTTCTTCTCGTCTAAAATAATTATACAAATCTATTTGAAGACGTCCGTTCATTTTTATGTACTTTAAATCATGTTGACCACTAGCAATTTGCAAACTGCTTTCTTCAATTTTATATTTATCCAATTCGTGCCACGCGTTGTTATGGTCTCTATATTTGATTTTATCACCGCATATTTCGTTTTTATTTCTGGATAATTGCAGAAATTCTTCTACACAATGATTTTCTTCTGCACGTCGAAACATAAATTCATAATCAAAACCAAATATATTGTACCCAATAATAATATCAGGATTTTCTTTTTGAATCAAATCTTTCCAAGCCAACAACACCTCTTTTTCTGTTTTATATGATTCTACTATAGTATTTTCACCGGGTATTTGATCGCATGTATTTAAAACCGCACAATGATTCATATAAGGCTCTTTTTCGCCATATTTTAAAAACGTAGATCCGATAAATGTAATTTTATCACCTTCCAATTTCGGGAATATTGTGTTTAATGAAATAGTTAATTCTTGCATCAACATGTCTCTGTTTTTGCTTTTTGTGGTTTTTGTAGTTTTTGGTTTGGTTTTGATTGTTCCTTTCACAGATATAGACATAGACGGTCCATCACTATCTTCCGAATCACCGTTACCAGAACCTAACCCCATATTCAAAAACTCACTAATAATATCGACAATAGTATGTGTTTGATTATAATTTTGTATTTGTAATTTTGTCTTCTTTTTTACAGTAGTTACTTCATTTACAGTAATAAATCCGCTGTTACTAACTTCACCCGACTCGTTGCTGTTTGTGTTCGCATCGGTACCCTCATCTTCATCATCATCATTTGAATTCATTTCCTTATGGGCTTTTTCAAACATATTCTCAATATTCATTTGTTCAGCAATCACCTCGTTGTTATCTGAAAATATATTTCTAACTGGGATAGAAAGCCATTTGTTTATTAATTCCATTAACAAAGCCTTGGATTTTGGTGGCATAATAGGATAAACCCGTTCAATGTTGTTAAAATCGTAAATTTCTTCATCCGTTTCACTATCCATTTCAATATCCTCCTCTTCATACCCAAACGCCAATAATATAATATTTTTTAATATTTGATGAAGCATTTCATTGTTTAATGTAGTCGTATTCGCATCATTCCCCGCGTCGTTTTTTTTATATTTTTCGAAATATTCAATGATGTTGATCGCTAATTTTTTATATGTTTTTATTGGAATTGGAAAATCGCCATGACTACTACTGGCTTCTATATCAAAACTACATATTTTATAAGGAACCATTGTTTCCTTATGATTTAAAGCAATAATATCATTATAATGAATCATAAACTCATAATCACAGGTAGTCGATTTCATTTTTGGTGTCACTACAAATGTTTTCTTTTTTGGTAGTGCAACCCAACCAGAAGGACTAATATTTTTAATATGAAAGAATCGCAACAACGGTGGGATATTGGCTTCATATAAATATGTTTCTGATTCCAAAAACACATAACCGTTTTTTAGTAATTTATGTTGATCTTCCGTCTTGATTTTATTTGCAGCACTCGCATAAGGCGAATACCATAAATTTTTGGCTTTATTAAATGCATATACATTATTGAAACTAAACTTGATGAATTTATATTCTTTTCCACCATCGAAACCATATAATTTTTTTCGTTTTATTAATTTGCATTCGACAATCGAATGTTCATAGAATTTACCCATTTTTACTTGGATGTGTTTTAAAAACGCGTTTTTGTTTGCTATCGTCCAATGATCCGCAACTTTAATGTAAAAGAACGGCTTAAAATCCTCGACAATAATAGAGCAGGTTTTTCCTGTTTCATCCAATCCAAACATTTGGATAAAGAATTTATTTTGATCTACGTATTTATTGATGGTTGGTTTATCGTAATCCATCATGTTCATATCATCGTCACTTCCCAGATTATCATCACTATCCACGCCACAGTTATAATCAACTGGTAATGGTTTGTTATAAACATTAAAATCAAACAATCTGAAGATAAATTCCATTTTGATTGTTGTTGTTGTTATATTAAAGTTGTACGTGTAAGTAAGTGTAAATAGTTACTATTTGGTTGTTATTTATTCATAAGATACATTTAATTCAATTTTTATTTTAAGTATTAGTGTAAATATCTATCTAATAATAACAATACAAATAAATATATATACAATATACCAATGACAAAAACGTCCAAACCTATTTCCGCTGTCGCTGTTTTTAATGGTCCTAGAATAAAAGGAACCGTTCATTTTGTAGAAGATTCGAACTCAAATAGCAACCTGGTTCATATCAAGATCAATTTAGAGGGACTCAAAAAAAATGCACTTCACGGTTTTCACGTCCATGAATCTGGAGATTTAACCGATAAATGTGAGAGTATGTGCGCTCATTTTAATCCGTATGGAAAGAAACATGGGTGTCCTGGCGCAAAAGAACGACATATCGGAGATTTAGGAAATTTACAAACAAATTCTTTGGGAAAATGCAATTATGTTATGATAGATGACGTAATAAAACTTCGGGGTTCGAAAGCAAATATTATTGGAAGAGGACTTATTATTCACGCGGATCAGGATGATTGTGGTTTAGGTGGGTTCAGCGATAGTCTTACAACAGGACATGCTGGAAAAAGGATTGCATGTGCTGTTATTGGATATGCGAAAGATAACTTTCAATAACCATTAAAATTTTAAGGCAATTTATATATATACCAGTCATCAACGACGAAATCTTTTACAAGTGCAAAGGTGTAAATCAAACAAATCTATAAATATTTTGTTTCACATATAAAAAACAATATATTTTTCATTTATTTGCGTTTATAAAAAGAAGTATTACGACTTTTACGTCCATATTTGCAATGTTGCCTTTGTGAAAAACCCTTTGGTCGTTTGCAATTGATACTTCGTTTGTATTTTAATGACCATTTGCCACCAGTTTGTCCACGTTTTTTTGAACGTTTGGATGAAGTGCTTTTGTTTTGACTTCGACTTCTAGATCTACTAGACATTGACATGGATAACAAAGGACGATGCAATCTTTCCATCTTTGATTCTTGCTTGTTATTATCAACCCCAGACATATTCACATAGTGATTGATCCATTCTCTAAACGATTCCGCGCTTCTATTTTTATTTTTAATATTGCTATCTTCATAGGAAGATGTCTTCATATCTCTATGGACGTGTAACATGGTTGGGAATCCCGATATAGGATAATTTCCTATTGCTGGTCGTATTTGGTCTAAATTATCCTGATCAACGTCTACCATGACAACTCCTTGGTTATCATTCCGATATCCAAATGAATTCGCTACTTTTTTCCATTCTGGTTTTGTCATGTTGCATGGCCCACATCCAACTAAATATATTAAAACGAAACAATGATGACCTATTTTATGACCGTCATTTAAAAATTCGATTAATTTGTCTTGTGTATATTTTTCATCTTCCATAATAATAAGTATGATTTCTTATATAATATATAGATAATAAAAATCAACAAAAATAATTAATTTTTATCATAATCTAATATATATACATTATATTATAAAACACATTATTAATATGTCGACTACAATAGTATTATCAATTATTCTTTTTTTAGCAGGATTGTATTTTTATATTAAACATAATTATATTATCCAGGAATCTGGATATGAAGGTATGGAAAACAACAACAACAAGAACCTTAAAACCGATGGTAAGGGTTGTCCTGATATATTAGTTCAAGAAGGTAGTAAATTTTATTTGTATAACTCCAAAGTTGTTAAAGTACCAGGTGTAAATCCAGTTGTTTTTAATAATTTAGAAGATTATGTTGAATTTATACAATGGCAACGAAGTCAAAACATCAATTGTCCTGTTTTATTTTTACAACAAACTTTGGACGCACAAGGAAATTCCGTCTATAAAATACGTCCTTCGCCTACAAATTTACAGGGAGGGTTACCACCTAGTAGCATTACTGCACCAACCAATACATCAAACACAACAGCTGTTAATTTCAATAACGGTACCACCGGAACAGGTAATACAAATAGTGCACCAATTAATTATACAGGGATTCCCTTAACATCCATTTCATCTGTTCCAACTGTAGGTGACATTCCATCAATATCAATCGATGGTATTCCTCTTCCAAGTTTGCCAAACCCTAGTTTATTAATTGATGCAACACAAAGTGATCGTCCATACAATATTAACTCTTACCCTTCTTATGATCCATCATCGTTTTATATAGGAAGAACAACACCACTTGATATGATGAATTATAGTCAAGAATCACAACCAGTAAGTCCTGATGCAATGGATCCTAATTGGGGTGGACCTTCTTACACACAAAAACTAGTAAATGATGGTTATTATAATGCTAATCAAGTCAAAATATATGTAGGAGACGATGGAAATTAAATATAAGTATATTATAAGCAATTGTTATTTTACGTAAATATGGTTTCTTATTATTTATCGATTTGTTGTATTATAAAAAACGAGAAATATTTAGAAGAATTTATTATTTATCATCACATTGTTGGTGTGGAACATTTTTTTATATATGATAACAATAGCGATCATCCTATTAGAGACAGATTAAATAATTTTTATTTTAATCGTTTGTGTACTATTATTGATTTTCCTGGACATGCAAAACAAATACCAGCATATGAACATTGTATTAAACATTTTGGCAGACAAACAAAATGGTTAGCTATCATAGATGGTGATGAATATATATTACCAAAACAGAATTGGAGTATTCGTGATGTATTAAATAAAAATGAAGATACACATGCACTAGGTGTTAATTGGGTATTGTTCGGAAGTAGTCATTATGACAATACACAAGACGGTTTATTAGTAGATAAATATCGTATGTGTGAAAACGGACAAAATCCAC